TATCCGTAAGTAACATGAACACATCCTCCAATATTTTTCTTTATTGTACTTGAAATTTGGAGGAAATGCAAAAAAACTTTTCCGGTTTATCCGGGTTAGGGTGGAAAAGAAACCTCCCCCTTTCCCCCCGGCATCCAGAAAATTCGCCCCGATTCTTGAAATCGACGCCACGATATTTGAGATTGCTGCGGTAAATGAAGATTCCCATGATCTTCGCCGCGCCGCCGATATTCTTCTCTATGGCATCCAGAAACATCTGGGAAGAAATCTGCCCTTCGGATGCCATTTCTTTCACTTGCGCCGCTGTGATTCCTGCGGCTTCCGCCAACCACTGATATATAGGGATCCCTCTGTCTGCCAGTTGGTTCAAGTCATCCGTATATGAAATCTGTGAGGTCTGGACCTTATTTATGATGGATCTATCCGCCATAGACGCCCCGGCGATTGCGGCCGCATCCGCTGTCAGAGACAGATACCTGGTCAGCTCCTTCCCTGGCTGGATCCCAGCTGCAACCGCACTTGCCGCAGTTGTAGCAGCCGCATCCATTCCGTAAGAAGTACCCTTTACTGATTCCATAGCGGAGTTCATGATTTCTGTAACACTTTCCGCATCGTGCCCGAGACCTTTCAGCTTTGCTTTTGCGTCATCAATACCGGTCAGTCGGTTAAATCCTTTTGCCAGTGTCAATCCGGTCAGCGCGTCATAATCTGATCTGGAATATCCGAAATTGACAACAAAAAAAGCGAAGTCGATATCCTTTTGATACGGCTCCGCTATTTCCATATACTCCTGATCCGCTTCATCGCTGCTAAAGTATTCAAACTCGATCAGCCTTCTCGGAAGAAAAAAGGGCAGTCCCTTTCCAACGCCTCCAGGACAATCGCACACACATCCGGGTAGCCGTTGGATTCGATCAGGCTCTCCGCTATTTCCATCCCCTTCTTGGGATTCAGGAAAACATCCGCCCCATCCTCTTTGATCCCGTATGCGACATAGGTTTTCAAGGATGCCAGACTGAGCAGCCCGCGTGTACGCTGTAAGTCCGCCAGCGTCGGCATATTTGTTACTCCCTCAATCAGTTCAATCCGTTTCATGTTGTATTTCAAAACATAATTCTTTCCGCCATAAGTAATCATAAATGATCCCTGCCTCCTATTCCTGAATGGTTACTGTTGCAATACCGGCTTTTCTCGCTTTCTCCTCCGAAGTACACTCCACGATCAGAAGCCGTTCTCCTGACGCCGCTGCCAGTTCTGCTTCTCCGTCCCAGGTGTCCATACTCGTACAGTCATCATCATAAGACGGATATACAACGGCTGATCCCTTTGAATACCGGTAAGTGTTTCCGGCTTCCCTGGCCGGATTCACATATACCGCCGTATTTCCCGCGGAGCTCCCGGCAACAGAAACTACGGTCAACACATCGAGCACAGCATTCCCCGGCAGAGTATCTAACGCAGGTTTATTCGTAAGGAGATCCAGGAGAGCCCCCATGCCTTCCAGGGATAGGCTGTACGTCATGGCATCATCATAGGGAGCTTCCAGCGGATAGTCTGTGATGACTGCAAGGCCGCCGAACATCCCTCTTTTCCGTTTGCCATCGATCACCTTGATGCACACAGGTTCCGAATTTTCAAATGATTCCGACAAAATACTGTGCGCCTCGTCCCCAGGAACGTAAAGGCCGTCATTATCAATGCTCCACTCCTTCATACCCGCGATCTTTGATTTCCAGCCGCCAGCCGTATCCTTGCTGGTGATCTCGATGGAATCCGCGGAACGGTTGATCGTCAGCCCTTTTTGTCCCCCAATAGCGATCAGCTTGCTCCCATCCGCATTATAGACAGCAAGCAGGATGTCCTTCCCGGCCAGTGCCTTAGCCGCAGAACTTGAAAAATCGCAGTAAGCGCCGCCGTCAAATGCGTTATCCGCAAAAAGCTGTAATAAAAATCCATTGAATCTCATAACATCATCTCCTCCTAAATTTTACATTTGAATCCGTAGCAGATCATAAATTCATAAGCCAGAACTGCATGCTTTTCATTGGTCTCGTCTGTTTTGATCATCTGCACGCCATTATTGGTCTGCATGATCAGATCGAATCCTTCCGGAAGCTCAATATCTTCCGTCAGCGCCTCTTCCAGCTCCTGTATCAGACTGTAGATCCTTACAGAAGATTCGCCCGGTTCCGCAACCGCATGGATCCAGACTGTAAAGACCTCCCGCCACATGGTCTTGGAATGGGCTGGACGTTTTCCAATAATCTCCGCAAAATAAAAAGGACTTGGCGCATTTTTCGGTACGGCATCATAGCACTTCGTCCCTGTATGATCCTCTATTTTCTTCTGGATGGCAGATATCAGATCCGTCAGTCCTATCTGTTTATACATAACTTACCCTTTCTTTATCGCATTTTTCAAATCCTAATAATAGATGAATGCCTGTGAATCCACGTTTGCTTTCAGGAAGTGCTTGCCGGAAACCCAGCCCCCGTCAATTGTACGGTGTCCGTATTCCACATGGGGCGCATAATCCACCGTATAGCCCATCTCGTCCCCGTAGATACCGGAAGATTTCCGCAGTTCTCCTGTATCAATGGGCGTCCCGCCGTTTCTCGCAGCATTGAGTAATTCCGTGACATTCTTCTTGACAACCGCGTTAAAACGCACTTCATTCACGGATTGAAGCGCCCTTGCCAGGCGATCTATATCGACTTTGTTTAATTCTATTTTTACCAGGCCCATTTCATCATCCCTTATAAATCCTCACCTGAATCGCTGTGTACCTTGGACTCAGGTCTATGACCTTCGTGATTTCCTGTACACGGCCATCAATTTCTGCTTTCTGGCATTCCGGAAACATAGAAAAAGGAATCGGGATCAGAAATCGCTGTTCGTTCCGGGTCACCTCCCGGCCTTCCAGGGCAATCTGTTCATCCGTCCAGGGCGTGACACGGGCCCTCGTCTCTTTTACTGCCTCATAGTCATACTGTGGGTTATGAAGCGCGTCCTCTCCGGTCTGCTTTTTTGCCAAAAGCCTGCATGTTTTCCAGATCACAGAAACCTCACCACCTTGCCAGAGCCTCCCACATTCGCCTGCTGTGTTTTCCAGTCTCCGATCTCCTGAGCATATTCGGAAAGCACATCATCTACAAAGGTCGTACTGATATTCGCCGCCCCTTCGCTTGATATTCCCTCATAATAGGTACGGCGGTACATTTTCACCACAGCATCTACGCAGATCGACTCAAACAGATTCGGCAGCGCCCCAACACCCAGCCGCAGGCAAAGCCGGTCAGATATGGTACTGATATACTCCTCCAGAACTTCATCCTTTAGCATTGCGTCCGGAATCCGTTTTTTCACTCTTTCCAGCATTTCCATAAAATGCACCTCGCTTTTAGCCCTGCTTCTTTCTGGAAGTACGTTTCTTCACAGGCTGCTCCACATTTTCGATTAATGGGACGCCTTGCCTGTTCTCCTTTCCGGAAAGCTCTTTGATACGTTCCTCCGTAACATCCACCCCTTCACGTGGGAAGGCTTCTCCAACGTGATAAGGGTGGTCTCCATCCTGCAGATCCGTAAAGAATTTCACCACCCTGTACATCCTTCTCCTCCTATGCTCCTGTACCGTTTCCGATCGTACCGATAAATACACCGTCCTCAAACTCGGGGAAAAACTTCACGCAGGACATCAGAAGGGTATCCACGCTTGCATCCCTGGAATTGATAGAATGGGGCATTCCGACCAGCCCCGTAGAATCCGCCATCAGCGCGAATGTCTGCGCCACATCACCGGACATCGGCACATATGCCCCACGCATATTTTCCTGGATCAATCTCTGACGTTCCGTCCGATCCTTCACTGCCAGGATCTGCTCTTTCGTAAGTTTTGACGCCCCGCCTGCTTTGGGAGGCTCCCCCTTCAACGCATCCTTAACGGCCTTGTTGACCGCCTCCTGGAAAAGGCTGATAAACTCTTCCACTGATTTTTTTGTCTGATCCGCATCCTCGGAGATCAGAACCCCCAGCAGGTTATCGCCGATGCTGATTTTCTTCTCCCGGAGCATTGCCCTGGCAGATTTTGACATTTCCGCAATGGCTTCCTTACGCATCAGCTCCTGAACCTGCTCCTGGAGCTTCTTGTTTTCATGCTCCGCACGCTCCTGAGCATTCATCTCTGCGAGCCGGGTAGCTTCCGCCATCTCCTTTTCATGTTTCTCCATCATTTTTGCAAACTTCTGGTTGAACATCCGGTCAAAATCCTCATCCGAGTATTTTGCAGTAGATTTCGGAGCCGGCGGCTCTGGATCCTCTTTTCCCTTCTGGTCCTTACTTCCCTCCTGGCCCTTTGGGATCTCTCCATCCTGGCCGTTTGCCGGATCTTCCGCAAATAACTGCAGTAGTCTAAAATCCTTGTTCTTCATATCCTGCCTCCATCGTTTTTCGTGTTCCTTGTTTCCTTGTTTCCCGTAGCTTTTCAGGGATCCACGCCTGCCCTTTTTTAATCCCGTAGAGTTTTATGACTTCCACGCCTGGTCATGTAATCCGCACATAGTCCGGAAATTCTTTTGCGATCATACAGATACCAATAAAAAAGGAATCTATCAGAAGTTTTCCTTTTTCTGATAAATCCCCATATTGGATCGATGCTATACCGCTCCCGATATCCGTTTCTATTCGGTCATCCGTTAATCCTTCCATTGATCTGATCAGTTCCTGTGTAAGCGCCGTCACTCCGGCACAGACAATGTCAGAACCTGCCGGAGCATAGCCCGCATGGCCGCTTACCACGATTCCATCCTTCCGGACACTCACCTCAATCAATACACATCACTCCCTTCCAAAAATTCGGCAACTTTTTTAATGTCTATAGCTCCTGTGCGGTTCATTTTCACCTGCTCTCCATCCAGAAGGACTATGGCAGGCAATTTATCTATGCCGTATTTATCCGCAGTAAACGGATCCTCCTGTGCATTGATTTTCTGAACCTTATCCGCACCGGCCGTCTGGATGAGCGGGAGGATAAACTCCTTCTCATAGAACCGGCACGGCGGGCACCAGGGGGAATGGAAAAATAGTAATTTTCTCATGTGTGATCCTCCAAATGCGCATAAGAAAACCACCGGCCATAATGACTGGTGGTTTATTTCATCATTCATAATTCTATAAGATAAAAGAACAGGAACTCTTTGGCAGGCGTACGCTTCTCCTGCATCTCTCGGGTCTCCCCTGTCAGTACCAACGGCGTGTGGATCGTACGAAATCTTCCACCTCAAAGAGTTCCGTTCCTATCTTACTTTAAATATACCGGAATTATTCCTTTTTGTAAAGAATTTTTTTATTTCTTAATAACCGATCCCACTCTTTCTCATCAATCTTCATAAAAGTAATAATGGAATTTTTATACTCTGGGTTATCTTCTGATGTCACTAAACGTAATACAGTTTTAAATACTTCATTCTCAGACTGTATCTCTTTTAATATGAGGGCAGTTTTAGGCTTTTTAGTTTCAACGATATAATCCGGATTTTTCACAGTCTCTCCAAAGTAAGAAGAAAACCTTTCAAAATCATTTGGATGCCTAATCTTTATATGCTCTATTTGGTTATCCGTTATAATAACCTCATCCGTCACGATATCTTCTGTTATGCATTTATAAATATTTTTATCAATCTTGCCTACTATATGCACATCTACTTCTTCCTTATCGTTTGTTTTATCAAGTATAGCATTTTCCCCGCCATCCTTCAACCTTCCTGCAGTTTTTTCGGCCTGACCATTCCCATGCCTGTTCTCATAGTCCTCTATCCACTTATCCCAATCTTCCACCTCAATCGTAAATGTACATCTGCACCAGGGATGGAGCGGAGGGAAATTCGCGCCTGGCTGTCTGTCCTGGATTCGGAACTTCTTTTTTGCAAGCTCCCGACAGAGATCACACACTTTTCCATCTGCCGCCGTGGACAGCCGATACTCATCAAAATCCTCTGTGAAGGGCTGCATGGTGGCCTCCGCCATCACATAAGTTCCCTCCGTATAGATCAGCCTGTAAGCATCCTTCCGGCTGACCTTTCCAAATCTCTGCCGGAGATTCCTTACCAGCTTTTCATAAGAATCTCCCCGTGCAAATCCCTGCGCAATATCCGTATTCAAATAACCCGCCAGCTTCTCCGTGTTCTTCCAGATCTTCTGTGAAAAATTTTCCCCGTTCGACCAGGCCGCACCAACAAACTGCTTTACAATATCCGGATTCATGGAATAAAAATTCTCACCGAACCCCATTGCCTGGGCAGCTGCATTGCCTCCGCGGAGAGCCTGCCTTTCCAAATGTTCCCGGATCTCTTTTTGTGTAGCAGCCCCGATCTCCAGCTGCTGCATCCGTACAGAATATTGCAGACCTTCCAGCCGATCCAGTTTATAAACCGATTCCCGCACCGGCATCAGGTGTGCATACTGCGGATATTTCTCCGCAAATGCATCCATCTGCTCTATCAGGAGACGTTGATCCTCTGGCGGAAGGCTTTCTAATAGCTGCCGGTATTCAATCACATGATCCGTGCCATACTGCTTATAATATGCCGCGATCTGCCTGTCCAGCTTCCGAAATTCGGTATCATAAAAGGATGACAGCCGCTTTTTCAGCCTGGCCTCATCCTTTTCCAATTGCTGGTTCAGTTGCTGCTGCCGCCGCTGCCAGTAGTTCATAATCCCACATCCCCGCTGTAAAGATCCGCCTGTACATCCTCTGCCGTCCTGTTTGTTGGGTAATCTGTCTCGTACCCCTCCTGATCCTGCTCTTTCTCTATGCGCTCCAGTTCTTCCTTCACATTATCTACAGCGGAAAGAATCCCCAG